CAAAATCTATAACAAAACCAATAACACCACCTATGAGCTTAATCGCACCACCTAACAACCAGTTGATAGGTTTCATTATCCATCCCATTATATTGAATAATACCTTAGCAATCTCTCCTACAAATTTAAAGAAGGTACCTAAGAAGTCTGTGATACCTGTCTCAGCAGCAATCTGTTTAACTAAACCAAACCACATACTAAACATCTTCTGGATAGGTTCAAACAGTGGTTTAATCAATGGTAGGAATGTCTTACCTACCCACTCACCTAAGAATCCACCAATAGCATTACCTACTATAGGTGCGAATGGTCCTAAGAATGGTCCTAATAATGCAGTACCAGCAGCAGCACCTATCATACCACCTGCTGCCTGTCCAACACCTGCACCTACTGCTTGAGTAGCATCTTCACCACTAGCAATACCTGATGCAATACGAGTTAGACCACCAACAGCAGCAATACCCTTCTGTGCACCAGGTTTCATTAACTTCCCACCAATATTCTTACCTCTCTGTAATTTGGTAGGATTCTTTACCCTGTTGTTAAACCCTGCACCAACCTTCTTTGCCTGGTCATGCTTACCCTGTGCTTTTAACTTCTTCTGTTGTCTCTCAACTGACTTCTTCTGTGCCTTATACTCTTCTTCTGTGTATATCTTACCTGTTTCCTTATCCTTATAACCAAACTTACGCCATTGTTCCTGCTTCTTCCATGTAACCTCTGCCTCATTGGTCTTATTGAAAAGACCGAATAACTTCTTACCGTCAGTGAATAATTTCAGAGGATTTAACAGGTATCTCAACCCTGCTAAACCTGCCATCAACTGAAAGAATCCAAATACTTGACTGAATCCTTTCTTAATACCTGACTGATCGTTACCAAATAACTTAGTAAGTCCACCACCTATCATGCCAACGACACCGCCAGCTAACCAGAATACAAACTTACCTATCGATACGAATAACTGAAATACCTTCTGTGCTTTCTTTACATTATCTGGATCTGTCAACCATTTGGCAATTGCCATCTTAACAAAGAAGTTAAAGATAGGTGTCAGGAAACCACTCAACTGTTCGAAGAAGCTTTTAGCTACCTTCTTCACCCCCTTACCAAGTCCTCCTTCTTTCTTCTCTTTCTCAGGCTCTTCTTTCTTTTCAGCTTCATCCTCCTTCTTATTCCTCTTCTGCAACTTAAACATATTCTTGAAGCTCTTAGCCCACTTCGAGAACACACCCTGCTTTTCCTTATCCTCCTTCTTTACTTCCGTTGATTCAACCTTGTATGTCTTTCTTAAATAATCTTTCTCAAATTTTATAAGCTTGTGTGTCTCTATATTATTGTTAGCAATACTGGTCATTACACTACCAGTACGATTGATACCCTTCCGAATCTGATTAAAAGATCCAGAATATGCACCATCATCCTTGATGGGTTTTATCTTGACATAACTCTTGATTGCCATTTACAGGGACATCTTGTTTTCTTCTTGTTTCTGCCTTCTTTCTTCCTCTGCTATATGAGCAATAAGAAGGTTCACATATACATCACGTTCCCACGGTATCATATCTTCTAACTCTGTCAAAGAGTATTTGTGGTGCTGCATTAATGCGAAGTTGGTCTTGTAGTAGTTCTCAAGACTGTCATGCATTAACGCTACTCGAAAAAACTTGCTAGTCCCTCCAGTACCAGATCACTCTCTTTCTTTGTCTTAGGATTCTTCACCTTAACAGTATGAGATAGTTTAGGCATTGTTTCAAAGAATTTTTGAACCTTCTGAAACTGTTCTGCATTCAAATTCTCAAGGAACTCAAGTGCTTCTGCTTTCGTGAAGGAATCATATACTTCTTCTTTATCAAACACCTGACCTATACAAGTAGCAGCTAATTCAAAGATATCATCAATATCAGGATTCTCAGAGAGGTTTTGCTTAATGAATACATCCAATGAAGGATACTTCATAACTACACCTACATTCTCATCTAACTGAATTTTGGCATTGTGTTCCTCAGGAATATCAACACCAACGTCACTAAGTGGTACTGAGACAGTAACCTCAGTCTTCTCATCATCTGGACAAAGTACTTTGAACTCACTTACCTCACCAACAGCAACAGATCTAATCTTTAAGAAGATATATTCAATCTCGAACGTAGCGAGATCTTCAACCTTAGTCTTCAGATTTGTGCAATTTTTGATAATGGTCTTTACTGCTTTAATCATCTGCTTGTTGTCTTGCGACTCCATAGCGAGATAAAGTAGTTTCTCTTCCTTAACTAGGAATGGTCTATATGATATTTGTGTGCCTGTTACAGGCAGGGTCGCTTCATACTCAGGTATGGCTAACTTAGGTAATGGCATAATGCAATCATTATTATAGTTCTATTTAGACACCAAACTGAGCTGCATCTTGCTGCTTAGATGGAATGCCAACTGAACTGATACCTTCAGTAGCAGAGTTAACATATCTATTTGGTGCATTTGGTCCCATAGTCTCTGCACCTACTTGATCAAATCTATATCTTTCAAACTTAAACTTAGTACTAAACTTAACTAGATTGGTAGGACCATTCTGGAATGTCATACCTGCCATGTCATAAGGCCATGCTGCAAAGAATTGCCATACACCTGTTACACCATTCATTCTCTGCTGATATACTTGTCCTATGTCAGTAATTCCTTCCCAACTAACAGGAGATCCTATTTCCCACTTAGTTATCATAATATTAGTAGTATATTCATCATATAATGTAGATCTATTCTCCATATCTGGTGCAGCATAGTTCATCCACTGCTCAAAGAATTGACGATGCCACATCTGTTTATCTGATAAGAATGTAATATCTAACTCACCATTCTGTTGTCCTCTTGCCATTGAGTATGCAGCACCTTGCCATGCAGCAGCTACCTGTGTGTCCTGTATCCTCTTACCAGGTATACTAACCTGATCAGCAAGATAATTGTTTGACATAAACGCATCCCTTCTATCTTTGTTAACAAAGTTTGAATTTGCTAAAAGACATGGGGGAAGATATACTTTAACACCATAGAGATTCGATCTTGATGGTTCCTTCTTACCAGATACTACCAGATCCTGAAAAATCTTAAAACTATTGGCACTCATTTGAGTCTACTCCAGATTATGCTACTTGGCACTTCCATTGTTCGACCTAGACCTGCTGGTCTAATAACAAACTGTTCTATTGGAAGTGGTGTCATATCACGCATTTCATCTTGAGGTACATTATAAGCTCTAGTTACACTAGACATAAAGTATTTATGATAGCAACGCCTAGGATACGATATAGCACCTGATGCCCATGCAGATGCCACACTCTTTCTAACATTAGGTCTTAGATAGTGCATATTACCACCAGAGAACTGCATCTTCTGATAGTCCACATCTGTAACTAATACCATAGGGAAGGTATCCCAAAATTTCAGATTAGGTGTCTGTGCTGAATAGTTGAAAAATATAATATCACCCACAGTGAAACCACCAGTATAATCCTCCAGTCCATATTGGAGTTGTTCTCTATACCACTGTTTAGACTGTTTGACTCCTCCTGCTAAGTCTTTGACATCTGTGAAGATACTCATAAGTTTAGATGTTTCTCTGTGAGTATAATAAATTGAAATCCTTTGTGAGCACAGAATTGTCTAGCTGCTCTCCATTTAGCACTATTTACATTCCAAGTCTTCACTTCATTTAAAAAGGTCCGAGCCTTCTGCGATTTACGTTTAGGGGGTTTAGTTTGTGCAGCTGGTTTAATTTCGATGATCGACTTGGCGATTCTTCCATCCTTGGTTCTCGCTCTGACATAGAAATCAGGATAATAACGGTGAGTCCGATTATCCAAGGGAGACTTATAAGGAATAATAATCTCTTCACTTCCCCACTCCAATACGTTTACATTGCGATCACACCAATGCATAAACTTTTTTTCCCACAAACTCCTATAAATAATATTGGTATGATCACCTTTATACTTATGTTTGTTTGATGGTCTGTACTTTCCGCTATATGCCATGCCCTTAGTATTCCCTCAAGCTAAACCTATAGGAGTCAACTCCACTAGTAGTCAAGACGCAATTCGTAGTGAAGCTGCTTTCCCAACTCAAGTGATTGACTATCTTAAATTTGATATGTTCCATCATAAGGATAATAAGCAATATGGTGATTCTATATACTTATATTTACCCAAGAAGTTAACTGAGCAATATACACAGAAGTGGGGTAAAGCAGAATTAGGACCAGAAGGTAGTGCTCTATTAGATGCAGCATCTACAATGATAGGTAGTGAAGATATATCTAAGGAAGATTTTAGTAAAGAAATTGAAAAATATGCACAAGCAGCAATGCCTGGAATTGGGTATAAAGCAGGTGCTTCATTAATTAATACAGCATTAGGTGCTACTGGAGTAGATGCTAACCTTAATAGAAATACACTATCATCACTAACTCAAGGAAAAATATTCAACCCATATGCTGAAGCAGTATATGAAGGACCAGGTGGATTTAGAGCACATAATTTCAATTTTCAATTAATACCAAAAAGTGCTGCTGATGTCATTACTATAATGAAAGTTATAAGACAATTCAGACAAGCAACACTACCTAAGAAAGATGGTAAGAATTGGTTAGTATTACCAGAATACTTCAGATTGAAGATAGTCAGATACATTGATAGAGGTGGTGGAAATGAAGAAATCAGTAATCCTGATAATGGTGGTGGGGGAATGTTAAGTTCCATAGTTAGATTCCCAACTAACCTCGTAATGGAAGATTTCACAGTATCAATGGATGATAGAACATCAGTAAAATCATCACTTAATGATAAATTCTCAGATCTTGGTCCTTTAGTATATAACCTATCATTAAAAATGAAAGAGACTGCATACCTTACAAAAGACACCTTCGAACCTGAAGGTTCAGAGGATGGTGTTTTTGGTAGTGGTGCAGATGGACAACCAACTGAATCAGAAACCCAATCATGGGTACAAGGTCAACTTGAAAGATTTGGATGGGGTGACTTCGGATTAGGTAGTTCAAACAACGTAGCATAATGGCATATTTCAGTAATCTACCTGATGTCTTTGTAAGGACATCCAGTTATCGACAGAATAATGTCGATCCATACAAATTAGCTAAGAATATCTTTAGAAGGATTAAAATACGTGATGAGTTAGATGACGTTATTCTTGGTTTTTCTCAATATACTATTAAAAACAACCAAAGACCAGATCAAGTTGCTGGTGAAATATACGGAAGTATGGGTTTAGACTGGGTAGTACTTCTATGTAATAATATTATTAATGTATATGATGAGTGGCCCATGTCTGAAGATGAGTTAGAACGTTATATCGATAATGCATATGAAGAAGATGCCGATTCAGTCCATCACTGGGTTACTCAAGAAATAAGAGATATAAAAGGTCGTATCGTAGTTAAAGAAGGACGCACAGTGCCTGAAGATTGGTCATATACCAAACCTGACGGAACTGCAATTCCTAAAGATGAGCTAGTTAGACCAATATCAGTCTATGAATTTGAAAGTGATAAAAATAACCAAAAACGCAATATTTACCTTTTAAGGAAACAATACGTTGGAAGCTTTGTTGAAGAATTTACTAATTTATGCCTATATCTTCCAAATAGCGAAGTTGAGATGGAAGACCAAACTAAGAAATCTCTAAATACGACTCAAGAGCAGTTTCAAACGGTTAAACCAACTTATAGCACAAATATCGGTCAAAGCAGTTCTATCGAATTTGCTGCTGAAGCGGATTATTCATCTAGGACGTTTAATACCTCAGATCCGACTATTAGTGCAGGTGACGTATTAGCAGATGGTACCACAGTAGTAACTACAACCACTGCTGGAGTGCAAGATACTTCAACTACAACTAATCAATTTGGTTCATCAGGGACACCTGGAGGTGGGTCATATTAAGTAAAAATACTTAGCGACCCTACAGGACAAAAAAATACCCCCGATTTTTTCGGGGGTTTTGCTTGTTCAAAAAGTCGAATAATATATCAAAGTGGTCTAACTCGTCTGTTACACCTTTCCCACTCGATCACGTCACGTTTCTCCCAGTAACCTGGTATCCATGTGTT